CCGCCCGCTTGGCCAGCAGCTTGTACTCGTCGTCCGCCTGGGGCGGCATGTACGGGTCGTCATGCCGGCCCCGGATGAAGTTGTCGATCCGCTGGAGCCGGTGCTCGTCGCGATCGAGGATGGCGAGGAGTTCCTTCGCCAGCGTCACTGGGCTGGTGTCAGCCATGCCTCACCACCTTTCGTCACACTTACACGTCCTCACAGGAAGTAGCCGCGCCCGGAACGCTTCCGGACCTTCTTGCCGCGCGTACGCAGCTCGTACAGCGCCTCGTGCGCCAGCATCAGCGCCGCGTAGGCGTCGATCTTGCGCGGCGAGTCCTTCGACTCCTTGCCGAAGGAGATGCCGTAGTTGTTGGTGCGCCGGCGAGCTGAGAGCACGTGCCGGCGCAGCGTCAGGTCCCCGTCGTGGGAGACCTTCTTGTCGAAGATCGAGCGCATCAGGCGCTCGTGCGCGAGCGTCACCGTCTTCTGCGAACCACGCATGTCCCAGCCGATCGCGTCCTTACCGGTCGGCGACTTCACGCCCAGGCGCTCGCCGTACGTCTCCGACCAGTCGGCGATGTACGACTCCCACAGCGCGACGTCAGCGAAGAACGCCTTCACGTCGAACATGCGGAACGCCTCGTGCACGGCCGAGTCGACCTCGCCGCGCGGGACCGTCCAGTCCTTGGCCGCCTCACCCTCTGGGTGCTCCCAGATGTTCAGCAGCACGGCGTGCATGTCCCGAACTCTGAGCGCCACCAGGGCAGTTGAGTCCGAGCTCTTACCGCCGTCGAACCCGAGGACGATCTCGTCGCCCGGCTTCAGGGACTTGCCCTCATCGAGCAGCGGGTCCCACTCGGCCGGCCCGTAGATCGCGTCCTCCTCGGCCACGACCTGGTTCAGCCACATACGCCGAGAGCGCGAGGCCGAGATGGTCGTGTCCAGGATGGACTGGATGATCGTGGCCGGCACCAGCCAGACCGCGTCACCGCGGATCTTCGGGATGACGATGTGCAGGGCCTCCGCCGTCAGCGGAGTCTCCGGGTGCGCCTCGATCGAGTCGTAACAGAAGCCGACGTCGACCGCGCGCCCCTCGCGGATCTTCTCGAAGGACTCGCGCATCCGCTCGGCGACACTGTCCTCGCCGGGGAGGAAGGCGTTGGTGATCGCCAGGTAACGGCTGTCCTGCTTGGTGGCGTTACCGTCGATCGTCTCGTACATCTTGTGCCCGTTGTTGCCGGACACCCAGTGATGCGTCTCGTTGAGCAGGGTGAACGTCGTCCGCTTGCCTTCGAGGGCGCGGTACGACGACGTCACGGCTTCGAGCCGGGCCTTGCCACCGTTCGCACGGATGAGGACCGCGCCGTCCTTGATGCCGTACTTCGCCTTGAAGGCGTCCGACATCAGGGACGGGATGAGCGCCATGGTGTTCGTCGTCTGCGACTGGTTCACCGCGGTGACCTGAACCCAGGCCCGCGGGTGCGGGATGCCTACCGGCTCGCCGGCCTCGTCCCAGTGGGAGAAGCGCGACGGCCCGACCAGCTCGACGAGGCAGAGCACGGCGAGCAGCGGGTCCTTGCCCCAGCCCTTCATGCGCTGGAGCACGCCCTTGCGGTTCAGGAAGCGGCCGTTGTCGTCAACGGCGTACCAGTGGAGGACGAAGCGGAGCTGTTCCTTGGTGAACTTCCAGGGCCCGCCGTCCTCGGACCGCAGCCACTCCGAGCACCAGCCGGCGATCTGCCAGCCCAGCGTCTTACCCGGCAGGACCCAACGCCCGAAGGCGTCCTTCTGCCACGTGGGGCCGATGAACGTCGGCTCCAGGAGGTCGATCTCCTCGGGGGTGAGGACGGCTTGCTTGGCCATGGGTCACCCCCTCGGGATCAGTCCACCCCGAGCTCCTGCTTGTAGTCGGCGATGGCGAGAACAGCCGCGGAGGTGGTCTCCTCCTCGGGCTCTTGCAGTTCGATGCGCACGCGGCGCCGGTCCCCCTCGGTCACCAGCAGGTTGCCGAGGGCGGAGTACAGGGTCTGCGCCATCTGCGCCGACCGCTTGCCCGACTTCTTGTAGTGGGACAGGTCGTCGCACAGCGCGAACGCCAGGGCCCAGTCGGAGTTCTGGTAGAAGTCCGACTGCCCGGAAGTCTTCAGCGAGTTGTAGAGCTTCTTCGCGATCGGATGCCACTCGGGATCAGCGCGAGGAACGGTGACCTCGCGCATCTGTCCGCGCTTGGTCTCCTGCTCGTCCGCGCCCTTGCGCGACCGGGGGCGCGCGAGGTCTTCTTCACGGTTCGGGACGGGGCCTCGAACGCCCACCGGTCACCTCCTTTCGTCACAGGACGCTGAGGGCGTCCTGTAGTGAAGAACCGAGCAGCACGCCGAAGCGCTTTACCTGCTCGCCATCCCGCTCGATCACGACGGTGGGCGTGGCCACAACGTCGTAGAGGTCGGCCTGCTCCAGGCCGGCGGTAGTGCTTACGTCGATTCGCTCAGGCTCGAACCCGCGGTCGGCGAGCTCGGCCTGGAGGAGCGGCCCGAACGACCGGCATGGCCGGCAGCTCGGGGAAGTGAAGTAGAGGACTCGCGTCACACCAGGCCGCCCGTCATGAAGTGCACGGCGAGCCAGGCCAGGAACGCGAGGAGGGTGAAGCGCCGTAGGCGCAGCAGGCCGGAGGGCTGGCCCTTCGGGTACTCGACGTCGCGCCGCGTACCGAAGATCCGCCAGACCTGCTCGGACAAGGTGTCGCCCGGCTGCTTGCGGTGCAGGGCGATGCCCTCGATCACCACGAAGGCCCCCGCCCAGGCGGCCCATGCGATCTCGAAACCGGTCACCGGTCACCTCCTGGGTGGGGTAGAAGTCTCGGGCCCCTGGTGGTGAGCCAGGGGCCGGCGCCTCGCCCGAGCGAGAGGAGGACTCGGGGGCGCACGCGCTCGACAGGCAGGGGAGGGGGCCTGGAGCGCGGGTCTTACAGGAGGCCGGGGTGGGCCTCGTCCCGCCTGAAGCGCTTCTGGATCGCGCGACGTCTGGCGTGCGCGGCCTCAGCTCCCTCGCGGGAGGACTTCTGGCGGTGGTGCCAGGAGCACAGTGAGCGGAGGTTGCCCATGCTGTGGTCGTCTCCTGGTCGGATGTGGTCCACGTCGGTTGCGGTCGAGTCGCAGCGTTCACCCGCTTCAGTCAGCGCGGTGCACTGCCCTCCGTCCCGCCGCAGGACACGGAGCCGGATCTTGGGCCAGTCGGCCGGCAGGCGCGAGCGCCTGTCCGACCCTTGCCAGTTCGGCATCGAGTCACCCCCGACGTGGAAGTTGAGCCCTCGGTGACGTCCCGCCTGAACAGGCGGCTGCCATGAGCTGTCAACCCGAGGGAGCTTGACGTAAGGAGTAAGCAGTAAGGAGCTCTGGTAAGCGAGGCCCGACAGGGCCTCCAGCCTGCTACTTCGTCTTGCTACTTACTCTTACACTTACTGGTAGGAGTTGATCTTGGAAAAGTTTCCATCGACTTCGAGTGGCCTCGGTCACACCTACACAGTGAGGCTTCGAGGCTGGGCCGCCTGGCGGCGGCCACCTGAGCTGGAGGCGACGGCGAAGGGGTTGCAGGTAGCGAAGCCGCAGGGGCGCCCTGGAGGGCGCCACGGAGCAGAGCCACTTACGACCTGGGGGCGCGGGAGCGCCCCGGTAATCCACTGCCGGCTGTCAGTCCTACGCCCTACGCTGTGGCCATGAGCAACAACGACGACGACCTGACCTTCGCCCTCCAGATCGCTGGCGCCGAGCTGGCCGACACGCCCCCGGCCCCCGACTCCCCGCTCGGCCGGCTGCGTCTGTTCGCCGCTGCCCACCCTGGCACTGTGCTGGAGGCCGGCCACGTCCGCCAGGCCATCGCCGGAACCCTGGGGAAGGCGACCCGGTGAGCGGGCTTGAGCTTGGCGTGCTCCTCGCCGTCCTGCTGCCGAGCGCCGCCTTCGCCGGTTGGTACTGCGTCCGCGCCTTCCGTGCGCTGAGCGCCACCAGGCGCCGCACGGGCCTCTGAGGGGGCGTCGTCCATTGCGGGCGGCGCCCTTCTTCGTTGGCCGGCGCCCTGGCCGGCACCCCTCAGATCGACCCTGAAACCGTGGCGCAATCCTGGCCGGT